ATCGTCCTGGACCATCATCTCTTCAATTACCGTAATGCCAGGAATGTGTCTTGCAAACTCAGTTGACTTCACATCACGCTTGTCTTTGTAATACAAATCGTGGTTACCAGCAAACATGTAAAAGTTTTCAAAGGCTGCACCTAGTTTTTCTAGTAGCCTAATGGTTGTATCCATAGTTGTAAGGTTGAGACTGTTGCGATTATGGTGCCAGTCGCCACAAAACAAGCCAGTCTCACAACCGTGAGCCTTAGCTTGTTCGATATACCAATCAATATAGTCCTCGCAGTCCTGATTATGAACTCGAGAATTGCCTTTCATACCTAAATGAATGTCTGTAAACACTGCTGCTTTTTTAAACAATAGAAAACTCCACTTCTAGTACAGTATAATGGAGAATACTGTAAAGATCAACCTTTATTTGCATTTTCTCTACGTTGTGCTGCTTCCCATTCGCCGTTATGTAGTCTAGTATGACTAGGATTCATGTCATTCATCTCAAGTATGTCATCCCTAATGTTCTGATTACGCTTTTCCAAGTTGATAACACGAACAAAACTGTTAGTAACTGCTGCTGTGTAGTAGGCAAACGGGTTGTTTGACTTTGATTCGTCAAACTGCAAGCCAATTTGCGATAATTGCAGTATTGCTTGCCCTTTCATTTCGTCATTATAGGTATATCCACGTACATTTCCACGAGTTGCATACCGATCAACTAGTTTTAACCACATCATAGCAAGTTTATTGGTAGCCATGCCGTGTGTCTTATCAAAATGACCGTTTTCCATACCGCCCTTCCAATGACTTTTTCCTACACAAATTAAATTGTCGTCATCGTCAAACTTATAATGCTGAAATGGTGGAAAATTAAGTTTTGTTTTGGTATCTGCCATTGTTTTTGGGTTCTTTTTACGCCCAGGTTCGTCTGGCACGTGGTCAAACATCATAATACGAAAGACAAGATCTTGTTTTTTAATTGTTTTGTAGTCTACTTCGCAATCTGCCATTTTTGTTTTCTTATTAATAGCTTTTTGCTGCTCGTATGCACGTTGACTTTGTAGTTTTGCTTTATTTCTTTTAGCTTCTGCTACTGTTCTAATGTTTATTTTGTCAACACTTGGCAAAATAATATCATAATGTGCATATTCTGGTGCAACGTAACTGCAAAATGTTGCTTTTGATTTATGTATCTCGGCTAACATGTCTTTGTTGTTTAAATAATTTACTCTTTTCATTAAAATATCCTAGTTTTAATTAATTATAATACACGCACTTTATTTTGTCAACTAAATACTATACAGGAGATTAATATGACTACTCGAGTAAGTTCGCCTTCAAATTTTTCAGGCAATCAATCTAACAATAACACCCCTATATCGGATTTTTTAGGCAATGTCAACAACCTAATGTCTAGTATAAGAAGTAGAAACATTCGACCCGGAGCAGAACCAGCACAAGCTAACGCTGTACAGGCTAGTTTTAGTTACACTGATGAGTACACTGACGATTGGAGAGTGCGAATCTCGATGCCTTCAACTGGTGCATTTTCTAGTAGTCCTATTCTTGCTCCATTAAGAAATACAAATAACTCCTTAGTTTGGCCAACCGTGCCTACAGTACTACTTAGTCAAAGTGCAAACTACAATGAACTAACTCATACACATAATAATTATGCTTTTCCGCAATATGAAAGTAGCAGAGTTGAAGATATTCAAGTATCTGGACAGTTTCCAGTACAAAATTCTGAAGATGGAAAGTATTGGATAGCCGCAGTTCACTTTTTACGAAGTGTTAGCAAAATGTCATATGGTCAAACTAGTAATAAAGGAGCTCCACCGCCCTTAATGAAACTAAATGGATATGGAGATTATGTTTTAAAAAATATTCCTGTTTTACTTACATCGTTTACTGTAGATTTACCAGCTGATGTAGATTATATTAAATCAGAATTTTCTACAGGTGCAGATGTTGACGGATTTGGACTGTCTAATAACGGTATGGTTCCTACATTAAGCACAATTACGTGTGTGTTTAAAGTTGCATACAGCAGAAACAAAGTTAATCAATTTAGTTTAGATAGTTTTGTTAATGGTAATTTAATTGATCAAGGATATTTATAATGGCAGAGTATAGTAATGCAAGCCCTTATGCTTCTACTCCACTAGCTAAGGATGGATCATTGGGATATTTCAGTATAAGGCCTGTTCCGGCACAGGATGATGATATACTTTATACAATAGAACCGCAGTACGAAAGTAGACCAGACTTGTTAGCATACGACTTATACGGTAATACTAAATTATGGTGGATATTTACACAAAGAAATATGGACACTATTGAAGATCCTATAAATGATTTTAAAGCAGGAATACAAATTTTCTTGCCAAAGAGTTCAAATATTAAAAGGGTACTAGGAATTTAATGTCTTTAAACAATCCGTTACATCAATTTAGTACATTTAATACTATTTTTACTTTATCTGTATTAACTGCTGGAGAAATAAATTCTCCTAATTCAACATACAAGATTAGAGAACCTAGTCATGTTCTTTTGAGATCAGGCGGCGGCGCAGTAAACAAGACAACAACTTATTATGAAGACAGACTGGGCATAAAGTTAGAATATTTTATTGATAATGTAAACATCGAAAGTTTAGTTATGAATAATAGTACAACTCGTAGCTCTAATGCTACTGCAATATCTTTTGATATTATAGAACCGTATTCAATGGGGTTATTTTTACAGACAATAGCTATTGCAGCCAAAGAAGCATACGGAAATGAATATGTAAACTACTTAGATACTCCTTACCTGCTTTCTATTGAGTTTATTGGATACGACGACGACGGATATCCGGTTGCAGTGCAAGATAATCTAACTAGACATTATCCAATACAATTAACTGACATGCAATTTGATGTATCTGCAAGCGGCAGTCAATATTCTATTGAAGCAATTCCATGGAACGAAAGTGCATTTTTTGATCAAATAGAAAGAACTAATAGCGATATACAAATTACTGGTAGAACTGTTGCAGAAGTATTACAAGACGGTCCGTTTAGCTTGTCAACTGTATTAAATGCAAACTTACAACGACAAGTAGCAGAAGGTAAAGAAGTTGAAGCTGATAGCATTGCAATTATCTTTCCGCAATCTATCTCTTCTACTAATAATTTAGGAACTTTGCAAGCTACACAAATTGATGCAGCACAGCAAAATATGGATGTTGCTAATCAAGGGGTGCCTGGTGCAGTAATATCAGGATTTCAAACCGGCGTTTTAGATAGCGGAGTAGGACAAAATACAGTAGATCCTTCAATAAAAAATTATGTTGATAATTTTGTTGCAGATCAGCAAGAAGATTTTGGAGTTGCAGAATCTTTAGGACTTAATGACTTTGGCGCAGCTAAAATAATTGATGGATTTCAAGAAACTGGTAAAACTCCTATGCCTACTGAATTAAAACAGTATAGAAATGATGTTTTTAATCGGAGTGATATAACACTTGACAACGAATTGCGAGTTTATAGCTATGGTCAGAATACAAAAATTACTAAAGTTATTGAAGATGTTATTTTAAGTAGTAAATGGGGACAAGGATTAACTGAAATATCGCCAGATACTAACGGTTATATTGATTGGTTTAGAGTACAAAGTAAAGTTTTATTAGATGGAAATAAAACTCAGCAAAGACACAGTGGCAGACTTGCTAGGACTTATGTATATGAAGTTGTTCCTTACAAAGTTCATATGAGTACAATTCAATTACCAACCACAGGCGGCCCAGGGTATGGCCCGATGCAAAATTCTGTTGCAAAAGAATATAATTATATCTATACTGGAGAAAATAGTGATATTTTAAATTTTGATATAAGATTAAACGCAGCTTTTTTTGTAGGTTTAAAAACAGACTTAGGAAATATCAACAACGATCATGCTACAGGTGCAACGCAAGATAATACTAATCAAACCGCAGTTGAATACGTACAAGTTTCAACTAGTAGTGGTGTTGAGAATCCCGGCGGTTTAGCAAAAACTGGTAACTTGTTATCATCTAATACTAGCAGTGCTGGAGGAAATGGTATTAGTAATAGTAAAATATCTGCTGCACAGCAATTTCATAATTTAATTGTTAATAGTGATGTAGATTTACTAGAACTTGATTTAGATATTTTTGGCGATCCTTATTTTATGGCAGATAGCGGTATGGGAAATTACAACAGCCCAGAATCTTCGTTATTTGTAAACTCAGACGGGAGCTTAGACTATCAACGTAGTGAAACAAGTGTAATTGTTAATTTTAGAACACCTATTGATTATAATGATGCTACAGGCGGTATGTTTTTTCCAGAAGATCAGTCTATAGCGGTTGATGCGTTTAGTGGGTTATATAGAGTGTTAGCAATTTCTAATACAATTAGCGGTGGTAAATTTACTCAAAGGTTAAACTTATTAAGACTTAGAAATCAAGACGAAGTGCCTCAAGAAGAAACTACAACAATTCTTCAAGATGGTGCAACCGGTCCATATACACCGTTTTAAGGAAACAGAATGTCACAAGATAATACAAAAAATAATGAGTTAACAAGAACACAGGATGATCCTAACAGTGCTAAAAAATACGGCTTTAAAGTTGGGCGTATTGTTAGTCATTTAGACCCTCATTATATGGGAGGTTTAAAAGTTACAATAATTAACTTTGATACTGCTGGCAACGAACTAGAAGACGTTGGCGAAACGATCGATGTTGATTATGCTCCTGTTTTTTATGGAACTACTCCTGCTGAACATTTAACACCAGGTGAAGCATATTCTGATACACAGCAAAGTTATGGGTTTTGGGCAGTTCCTCCGGACGTAGGAACACGGGTATTATGTGGTTTTGTCGACGGAGATGTTAATAGGGGTTATTGGTTTGCTTGTATTCAAGATAGATTTATGAACTTTATGGTTCCAGGCGGACAGCCTGCAACTGAGTACTATAAAGGAAAACCTCCAGAAGGTGTAAAAGGTAAAAAACTACCAACAGCAGAATACAACAAAAAAACAGATGGCGAAAAACAAAAAGATCCTACAAAAAACAAAAAGCCTCTTAACTTAAAATTTATAGAAAAGTTAAAAGAATCAGGATTAGCAGAAGACGATATTCGTGGTATAACAAGTACAAGTGCTAGAAGAGAAATACCTAGTTCGGTTTATGGAATGAGTAGTCCAGGACCAGTGGACAAAGCAGGACCAAGGGCACAACGAGGCACAAAAGATAATAAAGCAACTGTTCCAAAAAGTAGATTAGGTGGACAGAGCATTGTAATTGACGACGGCGATGATAAAAGATTACGCAAAGGGCCAGCAGATAGCG